TTTAGCGACTACATCAAAATTAAAAATTTTAACACCTGGAACTGGTTTTAAGGTTGGACAACTTTACCCAATTAGAAATGGTAAAGGTTCTGGTTCTATTATGAAAATTACCAGAACAAATTCTCAAGGTGGAATTTTAGATGCAGAGTTTATTAAGTTTGGAACTGGATACACTACAGACTTTGCTTCTACTATCTATGCAGACTTAGGTCAATCAGCCACTGGTACTGGAGGGAGTTCTCTACAAATTATTGGTGGTAATATAAGTATTGCTGAGGGAACCGATGGTTTTACAGAATATGGTACGATTAATAAATCTGACTATGCTGTAACTGATGCTATGGATGGAACTTATGCTGGTGAGATTATTCGTGAGTTTGGATCTTCTGGTGGAGCCAGTGAGTTTTCCAGCCCATACGACCCAGCAGTTATTAAAATAGATCTTGGTGCTCTAGCCAAATATCCAGGATACTATATTACTAATGATAGTTTCTTGAACGATGCTATTTTTATTCAGGATAGTCGTTATTATCAAGCGTTTTCGTATGTAATTAAAATTGACGAAAGACTTGATTCGTATAAATCTCTGGTAAAAACATTGTTACATCCAGCTGGTATGGCTGTTTTTGGTGAATATGAAATAAGAAACGAATTTGATATCGCTTTAGAATTAGAAGCGATGATTAAGAACCTTTCTGTAACTGCTCAAGATGAAGTTACAGTTAATATCGATTATATTACAGCAAAAGATATAATCAAAGGATTAGAAGAATATATTTCTTTACCAGATAGTAATGTTATTTCTGTTAATAAATATATTAATAACACAGGATTGGGAGACGACTTAGCGACTCCTCTAGATACAGGTTTCGTATTATTAAACCCATACGCAGATGCTGGTTGGTTTTTGAACGACGCAGGATCGTATGTTAATGACCCAACCACCTTTAACACTTAGGAGATTTAAATGGACTTAAATGAAAATCTAAAAATGAAAGGTGAACTAACTATTGTTCACAGAAACTCTGATGGTAAAATTAAAGACGTGATAAACGTCCCAAACTTAGTAGTTACAGCTGGTAAACAATATATCGCTTCACGTATGGTAAGTTCTAGCACCACCATTATGTCACATATGGCTATTGGTACTGGAACAGTAACTCCAGCAGTTGGTGATACTGTTTTGGGTACAGAAGCTGGTCGTGTAACTTTAGCATCTTTTTCAGCATCAGGAGCAACTGTAACTGCAACAGCAACATTCCCAGCAGGTACTGGTACTGGAGCTATCACTGAAGCAGGAATTTTAAATGCAAACTCAGCTGGTACTATGCTTTGCAGAACAACATTCCCTGTAGTTAATAAAGCAGCAGGTGACAGCATTGCTATCACTTGGGTTATTACTGTAAGTTAATAAAGAAATCAAATAATGCCATCTTCAGCACTATTAAAATCTGGATTACATAATTCAGTTGCGAAAGGTCTCTATAATGAGATTCAAAATCGCACAGCCAAATATTATTACTTTCTAGGTAAGACGTTGCAGTGGCCACAAGAATTAGATCCACCATACCCAATAAATTCTTTAAAATATGATTTAGATACTCGCAATGAAATTATTACAATGAAAGAAATACGTTCAACTGACGTAGCGTTCGTTGTAGAAAGAATCAATTGGGAGAGTGGGTTGGTGTATGATATGTATGATGATCATTACTGTGATGAATTAGATGGTATTAATTTAATTTCTGGAGGTTATGGATTCGCAGATCCACCAACAGTTATAATTACTGGGGGTGGTGGTAGTGGAGCAAGTGCAGTAGCGCATATTGCTAATGGTATAGTTATTGAAATAGAAATGACGAATCCAGGTCGTGGATATACTAGCACACCAACAGTTACAATTACTGGAGGTGGTGGTGAGGGTGCTGCAGCAACAGCGGTTCTCCCAGTATCTTATACTGGTAAACAAAAGATGGAGCAATGTAAATTTTACGTTGTTACCGATGAGTATAATGTATACAAATGTTTAGATAATAATAACAATGCAATTTCTACTTACAAACCAGTCGGTACTACTGTTGATCCAGTAATTATGCCAGATGGTTATATGTGGAAATACATGTATAGTATTCCTATCGCTTTGCGTAATAAGTTTTTAACTGACTCATACATGCCAGTTGTTACTGCATTACGTCCACAATTTTATTCAAGTGGTGCTATTCAAACTGTTAAAATTGATAAACGTGGACAAGGATACACATACGCAAATATTTCTGTGCAGGGTGATGGATGTAGAGAACTAGATCCTCTGTTTATTATCGGAGCAAATTTATCCGCAAATGGATCTGGCTATACTTCTGCGACTGTAGATATAGATCCTCCATTTGCATCAACAGCTTATGCTGCAAATATTAATGTATTGCTAGGACAGAAATTTAGACATAACAATAACATATATGAAGTCACTCTCCCAGGAACTTTAGCGTTACCTGCACCAACTCATGGCTCTGGAATTGTTTCTAATGGAACAGCTGCTTTAAAATACATTGGAACTACAGCAAAAGCAACTGCAACAGTTTCTGGTGGCCAAATTACCGCAATTAATCTTATCGGTGCTGTTAGAGAAGTTATTATGACAGATGGTGGACTGGGTTATACTTCTGCTCCTACAGTAACTTTTTCAGGTGGTAGTGGTAGTGGAGCAACTGCTTCAGTGATTATGATGGGCACTTCTGTTCAAACTACAGTTATTACAAATTCTGGAGATAATTATACTTCTACTCCAACTGTAACTTTTGGAACACCTTGGACAGCAGCAACTTCGTTGACACTACAACAACAAGTTTATGTTGCCAACAGACTTTATACTGTCACAGCTGCTGGAACAACAGGTAGCGTTGCGCCAACTCATACTAGTGGTTCTGCTTCTAGTGGAACTGCAACATTAACATATGTTGGTCGTCCAGCGTCAGGTACTGTTATTTTACGTTACGGAACTGGTTATTCAGTTCTACCCGATTTAACAATTAACTCCACAACAGGTTCTGGAGCAACAGGTTATCTTTCTGGTGTTAAATCAGAAGCGAAAATATTACCATTGTTAAGTAATGGTGAATTGGTGGGAATTCAAATCGATGATGGTGGAATTGGTTATACATACGCTAACTTAACAGTAGATGGAGATGGTGAAGACGCAGAAATCTCAGCTGATTTATCTCCAGGTGATGTAAGCACTTTACAAGCTAACACTGAATTATTAACAGTTGATGGAAGAATTATGTCTATCAAAGTTGTTTCTGGTGGATTTGGGTATGCTGGTGCAACAATAACTATTGCTGGCGATGGAACTGGTGCTACAGCCGAAGCAATTACTGAAAATGGTAAAATTAAAAAAATCCGCATGACTAATTACGGTCAAGGATATCGTTGGGCTAGAGTAACTATTACAGGTTCTGGTTTTGGCGCATCTGCTCGTGCTATTATGACTGATTTCGGTGGTCATGGAAAAGATTCAATTAATGGTCTTTATACAAGATCGTTAATGTTCTATTCAAGTATTTCCAGAGATAAGAACCAAGGATTTGATGTAAATAACGACTTCCGTCAAATAGGAATTATTAAAAACCCAAGAAAATTCCAATCTACATATTCTTTAGATTCAACTCTAGCGTCTGCTTGTTTTGTTGTAACTGGAAGTATTAATACAAATAACTTTTCTAAAGATCAAACGATTTATCTCTCAAACACTGGAGCTAAATTTAGAATAGTCAATTTAAACTCAAATTCAGCTTTATTGCAGTCTTTAGATAATGCCATACCTACAGTTGGATCTGTTTTAACCAACGATGCTTCACAAACATTTTCAGTTTCTGGGTTAACTCTACCTACAGTAGATAAATATTCTGGTGACCTGTTGTTTATCGATAATAAACAAGCATTTACTCCAACAGCAGACCAGACAGTAACTCTTAGAACTGTTGTAAAATTCTAATAAATAATAGTAAATAACCAAAAGAGTATAAGATGATCGATTTCAATACCGAACCATATAATGACGACTACGACGAGAACAGTAAATTCTATAGAATTTTGTTCCGTCCAAGTTTCGCTCTACAGGCTCGTGAATTAACTCAGCTACAATCAATTCTTCAGAAACAGATTCAACGTCATGGAGATAATATCTTCAAACAGGGATCTATGGTTCTACCTGGACAGATATCTCTGGACACTAATGCAGAATATGTTAAATTGCAGCCATTGTATAGTGGTGTAGCTGTAGAAACATTTTTAAATAATCTTCAAGGAAAGGTAATTGTTGGAAACAACACTAGCCTAAAAGCTGAAGTAATTAAAGTTCAAAGTTCTGAACAATCTGAGCCATCAACCATTTATGTTCGTTATTTAAATTCTGGTAATGATAATGTAACCAAAAAATTTGCTGCAGACGAGATTATTACAACAGAAGATAATTTATACTCTTTCCAAGCTGTATCTGAAAACCCAACAGGAATTGGTTCTATCGTATCAATAGAACGTGGTATTTATTATGTTAATGGCTTCTTCGTTTTAGTTGAAGCCCACTCAATGATTTTAGACAAATATAGTAATGTTCCATCTTATCGTGTTGGTTTAAATATTGAAGAAAAAATTGTTACTCCTGAAGAAGATGCAACATTATTAGATAATGCGCAAAACAGTTATAACTATGCTGCTCCAGGTTCTCATCGTTATTATATTGATTTAACTTTAAAGAAAGTTGGATTAGAATCTGCAGCTGACGCAAACTTTATTGAGTTGTTAAGAGTTGAAGAAGGTATCAATAAAAAGATTACAACTAAGACTGAGTATTCAGTTTTAGAACAAACACTTGCTCGCAGAACTTATGACGAATCTGGTGATTATACTGTTCGCAATTTTAATATCGATATTAGAGAACACAGAAACAACAATCGTGGAGCTTGGACTCAAAATACCGCATTCTTAATTAATGACGTTGTCACTAATGCTGGTAAAACCTATGTAGCCAAAAATAGTGGAACTTCTGTTACTACTTCTCCAGTTCACACTTCTGGTACTGCGTATGATGGTCCAGGATCTACAGGTATTCAATGGGAATATACAGAGACTCCAGTTTACAATCGTGGTATTTACAAAACTGGTGATGAGAATAAATTAGCAATTGGTCTTGAGCCAGGAAAAGCATATGTTCGTGGTTATGAGATTGAAAAAATTGCTACAGAATATGTAGCGATTGATAAAGCACGTGATTATGTTCAGGCAGATAATGCGTTTGTTTCTGCAGAACTTGGAAACTATGTAGTAGTCACCAATCTTACAAAAATTCCCCCAATCTCAACAAATGCAGTACTTAATTTGAGAGATCAATTAACAACCACACGTGGTACAGAAGCAGGTTCTATTGTCGGTACTGCTCGTGTTCGTGCAATTGAGTGGGATAATGGCACTTTAGGATCTACTACTGCCACATACAAATTATTCTTGTATGATATTAACATGTCTAGTGGAAAACAGTTTTCTAGAAATGTTAAATCTATAGGACTAACTTCTTGGGGATTTACTGCTGATGTAAACCCAATTTTAACGCAATTAACTGGTTCTGTAACTGCTTCTGGAACAACAGTAACAGGTAACGGAACATCATTTTTAACAAATTTAGTTGTTGGTGATTATATTAATGTTGGTGGTTCTTCATATAGAGTCACAGCAATCGCAAGCCAAAATTCATTAACAATCGGAACATCTTTAACTGCAACCAATTCAGCTTATAGTTTAGTTACAACTAATCTTTTAGCAACAAATTATGAAAAGAGTGTATTTGCTTTACCATATGGAACTGTTCGTTCATTAAGAAGTGCTTTGGCAACTAATGATACTTCATATACAGTTTCAGCAATTTACACAGAAACTGTAGCATCGGGTAATATTAACTTAAACACTTCTTCTGGGTCATTCGCTTCTGGTTCTGTCACTGGTAATTTTATCGTAACGAGAAATGATAATGGTGATGTATTACCAATTAACAGCGTTACAGTGACAGGAAGCTCTGCTGTCATTAATGTTGGAACAACTTATAATGGTGTGGCTTGTACTGTAGTTGCAACATTGAATAAGACTGGATCTTCTTCAACAGAAAAAACAAAAACCCATGTTACAGGTGCAACAGTAACATTTACTACTCTTGCAACAGCAACTCCTACCACATTATTGCTTGGCAAAGCAGACTGCTGGAAAATTAACAGTATTAAAATGGATGCGGGAACTTTTGCGTCGCCAGCTGGAACCTATACGATCGACATTTCAGATCGTTATGAGTTTGATAATGGGCAGAGAGTTACACATTATGACATCGGACGAATCAAATTAAAAGATACTTACGCACCTCCATCTGCTCCTATTCAAGTTACATTTGAATACTTCACTCATTCTGTTGGAGATTATTGCTCAATCAACTCTTACCCAGCAACTATACCATACACACAAATTCCATCAGATTTGCGTGATGGTTTAGATTTCCGTCCAAGAATTGATGATAATGGAACTACATTTACTGCGGTTACATCATTACCAAAACGTGGTTCCACTATAACAACAGATTTTACATATTATTTGGCTAAAAAGGTAAAAGTTGCTGTTGATTTAAACGGTAATTTCTTCAGCATTTCTGGAACATCTTCTATTAATCCTGGTGACGCAGAAGATCCATCTACTGGAATGGTTTTATATAAACTAAGTTTAAATCCATATACTTTTGATACGGGAATCAATAGTATTCAAATTGAAGCTGTAGATAATAGACGTTATACAATGCGTGATATTGGTAAATTAGAAAAACGCATTGATAATCTAGAATACTATACTTCATTGTCTTTACTAGAACAACAAACAGAAGCATTGAAAATTACAGATTCTTCTGGTTTAGACAGAATGAAAAACGGATTTATTGTAGATAATTTCTCAGGTCATGGTGTTGGTAATGTAGAGTCCCCAGATTATCGTTGTTCTATTGATATGAATAGAAGTGAATTGCGTCCATTCTTTAGTATGAGAAACGTAAATCTGATCGAGAAAGCATCTACCAATGCAGCTAGAACTGCTGCACATTATTCTCAGTATGGTGATATTATAACACTTCCTGTTTTGGAAAATGTTGAGTTAATTAAACAACCATATGGATCACGTTTAGAAAACATTAACCCATTTGCAGTATTTACTTTCTTGGGTGATGTTAAGTTAAATCCACAAACTGATGATTGGTTTGAAACAGATCGTCGTCCAGACATTATCAACAACGTTGAAGGTAATTTCTCTGCTCTTAATCTTGTAGCTGAAAAAGCTGGTGCGTTAGGAACAGTTTGGAATTCTTGGCAAACTCAATGGGTAGGACAGCCAGTTTCTCAGGGTGTAAGATGGTTATCAAGAGGTGAGATTGTTCAAAGGTTCGGTAATGGACCAGCACGTCAAACTGCTGTAGAAGTTTTTGCTACACAAGTTGGTCAAACTAGAACTGGTGTTAAAACTGATATTGTAGCCAAAATCGATAAACAAGTTGTTGCAGATAGAGTTCTTTCTACAGCAGCTATTCCTTATATCCGCTCAAGAAATATTCTTGCGCAAGTTCGTGGTTTAAAACCACTGACAAGATTTTATCCATATTTCGATGATGTTGATATTGCAGCGTATTGTACTCCAGCTTCTAAAATAACTTATAATTTAACTAGCGGAACATTTGATTCAACGACCAATGTTGGTGGTGTTTCAACAGAAGATGCTCGTAGAATTAATGGGGATTCACAAGTTTGTTTAAACAAAGGTGATTATATCCGTGGAGTGACTTCTAATGCAACTGCAGTTGTAGTTGGAACAGAATTAGATTATGATACTGGAGCAAAATCTTTATGGGTTGCTAATATTAAGGGAACTTTCCAAACTGGTGAACAAATTACTGGCTCTATATCTAATGCAGTTGGAGTAATTACTGCTATTACAGTTAATACGTTGGGTGGAAGTTTAATTACGAATAAGAGTGGAGATTTGAATTTAATATTCAATATCCCAAATACTGAGGCTGTTCGTTTCCGAACTGGTACAAGAGAGTTTAAACTTGTAGATAGCGTAACTGCTAATGGAGAATTCACTTCTCGTGGTCGAACTCAATATCGAGCAGAGGGTATTGTTGAAACTAAACAAGCCACTGTTAACGCTGTTCGTAACGCAGAATTTGTTCAAAACATAGTAAGCCAAAATCAAACTATTGTAGAAACATCATCTCGTGTTGTAGCTGATACTGGTTGGTATGACCCATTAGCACAAACATTCTTGATTGATAATAAGGGTGGATGTTTCTTGACTAAAGTAGATATCTTCTTTGCAACTAAAGATGAGGCTATCCCTGTAACATTGGAGATTCGTGAGGTTGTTAATGGTTATCCAGGTAAGAGAGTTCTCCCATTCTCACGTGTAACTCTACGCCCAGAGCAAGTAAACATTTCAACTACTACTGTTGATTTAGATGGGGTTGCTACTCCAAAGTTTGATACACCTACTTCGTTTGTGTTCCCATCTCCTGTTTATGTTCAAGATGCAACAGAATACTGTATTGTATTAATTTCTGATTCTAACAAATATAAGTGTTGGATTTCTCAGTTGGGCGATACTGTTCCTGGAAGTTCTAGAACTATTTCTGAGCAACCATATTTGGGTTCTCTATTTAAATCTCAGAACGCATCTACTTGGACTACAGATCAAACTCAAGATTTAATGTTTACAATCTATAAGGCTAAGTTTGATACTTCTGCAGTTGGTACTGTTCAGTTTGTTAATGATGTTCTACCATATAGTACTTTAGAACAAGATCCATTCCAGATGACTGCTGGATCTAATATTGTTCGTGTGTGGCAAAATAATCACGGATTAACAGATGGTTCTAAAGTTACAATTACTGGAGTTGCAGGAACAACCAATGGTATTCCTGCTGCTGAATTAAATGGTTCTTGGTTTGTAAGTAACATCGATTTAGATTCTTACACAATAACCACAGGAACTACTGCAACTAATACTGGTTATTTTGGAGGATCAACTGTAAGAGCTACAGGTCAAGTTCAATATGATGCTGTTCTACCTATAGCACAGGTACAGAATTTCTCTGAAACATTAACAACATATGCTTTAAAAACAACATCAGGAAAATCTGTCGATGGATCTGAAACACCATATGTTCAAGATATTTCATTCGGAGATTGTTTAGCCAATGAAAACAATTATTTTTATACGCCAAGACTTGTAGCATCTGAAATAAACGAAAGTGTATTTACTGGTGGTAACAAATCTATAACTTTTGCTGTTAATTTGTCTTCGACTAACGATTCTTTATCGCCAGTTTTAGATACTCAGCGTATGTCTTTAGTCGCTATTTCAAACAGAATTAACTCTCCAACTCACTCTAATACAAATATAACACCAACAGATTATGTTCAGTTATTCACTGGAGCAACTGGAGCATTTAGTTTCTCTGGATCTACAATAACTTCCACTGTTTCTGGTGTTAGAACTTTAATGCAAACTATTGGCGTTGGTCAATATATTAAAGTTGAGGGAACTACAACAGCTGGAAATAGCGGACAATATCTAGTTACTGATGTGACCGATAACGGAACAAACTGCACAATTACAGTAGATAATAAAACATTTACTTCTGAGAATGCAGTTACTGGAACTATAGTTTCTGTTGTAAACTTGTTTACTGATGAAATTGCTCCATTGGGTTCTTCTACAGTTTCTAAGTATGTTTCTAAACCAATTAAATTAGCTCTTCCTTCTACTTTTATGAAGATCAGATTTGGCGCAAATATACCAAATCAGTCTGATGTTCTGGTTTATTATAAGACTTTATTGGGTTCTACTGGTAATATGGATAAGACTAAATATACTTTAGCTAGTCCAGTTTCTACCCCTGTTAAAGTTGAAAACGGTAATGAAACATTCTATGATGTAGATTATTCTTTAACCAATCTAAATCCATTTGATTCTGTTCAGGTTAAACTGGTAATGAAGTCTGTTAATACTTCTGCGGTTCCAAGAATCAAAGATCTAAGAATTATTGCTTGTGCATAATATGGAACAATACCTAAAAGTATCTGGGCACGAAAATTTGGTCAGAGACATATCTTCTAAGGCTGTCATAAATACTAGTATGGTTGAATATGAAGAATATATGGCACATCGTAGAGCAAAAGAACAAGAAAAAGAACTTATTACAAAACAGACTGAAGAAATAAATAATCTAAAGTCAGAAATATCTGAAATTAAGCAGTTATTAACTGAATTGCTTATGAAAGATCGCTGAACAATAAGGGAAAATAATGGCGACACTCGTTTTAAGACAAACAAAGGGACAACCCCTTACCAACTTAGAAGTTGATGGGAACTTCACCAACTTAAATGATGAGTTGGCGACCAAACTTCCTACTGCAACCTATACACCAGCAGACATTTTAACTAAGATCAAAACTGTAGATGGTTCTGGATCTGGTTTAGACGCAGACCTATTGGACGGAATGACTTCCAGTTCAACTTTACCAGGAGCTGCCGATAAAAGTTC